GAAATAGAACCGCACGACACATGGAGCATGGATTGTACACTTGCTATGATTATTCATCCTATGCTAGTACAATTGAAAGCAACACAACACGGACATCCTGCTTCTCTTACTGAACAAGAGTGGAACGAAATACTAGATGAAATGATTTGGGCGTTTGGACACAAGTCAAAAGAAATGGATGCTGGTGACATGTGTGCAGACAAATGTTCAAACTTTGGTGACGCGGTTTGTAAGGCTTGCTTGGAAGAAACACAGGAACGTCTTACAAATGCGTTTACATTGTTTGGCAAATACTATGAAAATTTATGGGATTAATAACGGTTGACTAATCGTATATAATCGTATATAATCGTATATACATAAACAATAATAGGCAAACTAATGGCAACTTATATTCTAGTAGATACTGCTAACACGTTCTTCCGTGCTAGGCATGTAGTACGTGGCGACATAGATACTAAAGTAGGCATGGCTCTACATATTACTCTTAACAGTGTTAAGAAAGCATGGAATGACTTTAATGCAGATCATGTTGTATTTTGTTTAGAAGGCCGTAGTTGGCGCAAAGACTTTTATGAACCTTATAAGCGTAACAGACAAGTAACTCGTGATAAGATGACTGTACAAGAAAGTGAAGAAGATACAGTGTTTTGGGAAATCTTTGACGAGTTTAAAGACTTTGTTACTACAAAAACTAACTGTACTGTTATGCGTCATCCGCAATTAGAAGCCGATGACTTAATTGCAGGTTGGGTACAAGCACACCCTAATGATAATCATGTTATTATTAGTACTGACGGTGACTTTGCACAGCTAATTGCGTCTAATGTACAACAGTACAATGGTGTAAGCAATACAACTATTACATATAAAGGCTACTTTGACGATAAAGGTCATGCAGTAGTTGATAAGAAAACAGGTGAAGCTAAGGCTGCTCCTGATCCTGAATTTATGTTGTTTGAAAAGTGCATGCGTGGCGACACTAGCGACAATGTGTTCAGTGCATATCCTGGTGTACGTAAGAAGGGTACTAAAAATAAAGTTGGTCTTATCGAAGCATTTGCAGATAAAGACACTAAAGGATTTAATTGGAATAACATGATGTTGCAGCGTTGGGTAGATCATACTGGCGCAGAACATCGTGTATTAGAAGATTATCAGCGAAATGTTGTGCTATGTGATTTAACAGCGCAACCTGGTAATATTCGAAGCATCATTAATGATACAATTGAAGATCATATGGTTGCTAAAAATATATCACAAGTTGGTATGAGATTAATGAAGTTTTGCGCTAAGTGGGATATGCAACGGGTAGCTGATCAAGCTGCAACCTTTGCAGTACCATTACAAGCAAAATATCCACAAGAACAATAGAAGAAAGATTAAAATGAAATTAAAAGTTTTACTTAAAGACAAATTCTGGATTGTTGAACAGGAAGGTGAAAAAGTTGGCACACTAGCGTTTGACGATGAAAAATTTGTTTATTCGGATCCAAAAGGAATTCAGTTTTTTGCAAATAAGGCTCAAATTAAAAACAATTTAGGAATTGACTTTAGAAGTACAATTTCACTATCCGACAGTATTGATACATCGTTAGATGTACATGGTTATCCATGTAGCGTTCGACCTTATAATACAATGTTTAATGTAAAATCTAATCTCCCACTCTTTACTAAAAGTGACAAGTCAAAAAGCCTTTACTGTGCAGGTTATTATATTATCAAGTTTGAAAAGGGTTGGGTTAAATCTTTTTGCCCAAAATTAGTGACCATTGAGCGGTATCAATCGCAAGGTCCATTTAAAACTGATTCCGAGATGAAAGAGGCTTTGTGGAATGCAAAGTGAGCCACTAAACACCTTAGCACTTCAGCAGTTTATACAACAGGTAAAATCTGCTGAAGCTAGTAACGCTCGAGAAATAAAAATGCCGATCGCTCAAGCTAAAAACTTATCATTTACACTGGGCATTGTTATGTCCAGATTAGTCAGTGACTTAGAAAAAGTTTTAGTAAATACTTCATCAAAAACAGAAGAAATAGAGGTAAGATTAGATGGCGGTTCGGGGTTTAACAATTGAAATAGACGAAAGTCTGCTAAATAATATAGACAAGGAAGACCTTTCTATGAGCAGACCTAAGCCAACGGTGATACTAGAACATACTGATAATGCAACGTATAAGTGCGAACAGATTCTAGAGGCCGATGCAATTTGGGCTGTATTTTATAAAGGCAAGCCTTTTAATTTAAAAAGTTCAAATGTTCTTACAAACTATCCTGGGCCAAAGTATAAGAAAACTAGTTTTTCAAATCCGGGACATGCACATAATTTAGCAAAAAGACTTAACGATATGTTTCAATCAAAAGACTTTGCAGTACATGTTCTTACCCAAGGTGAAGTTGTGTTTGAAGAATGAACAAAAAAGAAATTTATACTAAAATATTTTTAAAAGAAATGAGCAAGTCAACTGACTCTGTGACATTAAAACAGTATATGCCTATATGGTGGCAGAATACTAGAGAAAAAGATATCGGCGGTTTACGATTAACTGATGAAGGTTTTAATGCATTAAAGAGTATCGAATTAGCTACATACGATGTACCATACCCTAAAGATATGCCGTTGACTACTCAAGTTATTATATTTTTAGATCAGTTTATTGACTGCCCGTATTACCTAACTAATCGCAGTATAACAGTAACCAACGAAAAGAAAGCTGTCGAACTAAGTCTTTTTTCCGGAGATATTCGTAAATATGGCCTAGTAAAAGCTATGACTCGTGAAAAAATAGGTTGACATGTGTTTGTTTGATGTTATATTAAGTATATAGCACAAACACAAAAGGAATACACAATGTCAGAAATGTTACGCACCGTAACTCCAAATAAAGCTAAAGCAAGCATTAGACGTGCGCTCGCAAAAAAGCGTCCGATCTTTCTTTGGGGACCTCCAGGTATTGGTAAGTCAGATATCGTTGAGCAGGTTACTAATGACTTAAATAATTCACTTTTAATTGATATTCGGTTGTCTCTTTGGGAGCCAACAGATATTAAAGGTGTTCCGTACTTTGATAGCAATATTGGTAAAATGGTATGGGGTGCGCCAGAAGAACTGCCAGACGAAGAGTTGGCAGAAAAATACGATCACATTGTACTTTTCCTAGACGAAATGAACTCAGCTGCGCCAGCTGTGCAAGCGGCGGCATATCAGCTTATTCTTAATCGTCGTGTAGGAAAATATAAACTGCCCGATAACGTTGTAATTATTGCAGCAGGCAACCGCGAAGCAGATAAAGGTGTTACATATCGTATGCCGGCTCCGCTCGCAAATCGTTTTGTTCATATTGAACTTAACGTATTCTTTGATGACTGGCTTGAGTGGGCAGTAGTTAATAAACAACACAAAGACGTTGTAGGCTACTTAACCTTTGCTAAACAGGATCTTTACAACTTTGATCCACGCTCGCCGAGTAGGTCATTTGCAACTCCTCGATCTTGGTCTTTTGTATCTGAACTATTAGATGATGAAGATGCAGATGAGTCTACTACAACTGACTTAGTGTCAGGGTCAGTAGGCGAAGGACTTGCAGTCAAGTTTATGGCTCATCGTAAGATTGCTGCAAACATGCCTAACCCAACTGACATCCTTAAAGGTGCAGTTAAAGAGCTGAAAACTAAAGAGATCAGTGCTATGTATTCCTTAACAGTATCGCTCTGTTATGAACTTAAAGAAGCAAGTGATAAGAACGACAAAGACTTTGATAAAAAAGTTAATAACTTCTTACGCTTTTCAATGGATAACTTTGATACCGAAATGGTTGTTATGGGTATTAAGTTAGCATTGACACAATACAGCCTTCCAATTGATCCAGACGCTGTAGAATGCTTTGATGAGTTTCATGACCGGTATGGCAAATATATTAAAGCAGCGCAAGGTGCGTAAGATGAGTCAAGAAAGTGGGCGTATATCGTCCACTTTCTCTTGACAAATATATGCATAAATGCTATATTATATGAGTAACAACGGAGAACGAACATGTTAGATTTTGCGAATGTAGTTTCAATGAAAATGTCAATGAACATGTCTGCCAAAGAAACACAAACTAAACTTAAAAATTGGGCACCTAATCCAGATATAACAAAAGACGAACTTGCTGCTATGCAGGTTGAAGTACTAGACAGAATTATTACTGCTAGAGTTGGTTTATTACTACGTCATCCGTTCTTCGGTAATCTAGCTACTCGACTACGTATACAAGCATGCGACGACTGGTGTATGACTGCTGCTACTGACGGCCGCAATTTATACTATAACACACAGTTTTTTAATGCAATGGACAATAAAGAAATTGAGTTTGTTATTGCACATGAAATTTTGCATTGCGTATTTGATCACTTAACACGTAGAGAAGATCGAATCCCCATGCTGTATAACATCGCAGCAGACTATATTGTTAACAATATCTTAGTAGCAGAACGCATTGGTACTATACCTAAATTAGTTGACTGCTTCCAGGACTTTAAATATCGCGACTGGATGTCAGAAGAAGTATACGACGATTTGTTTGAAGAAGCTAAGAAAAACGGTGAAGAAGCTATTCAACAAATGGGCGAAATGCTAGATGAGCATTACGATTGGGAAAACGGAGATAGTGACGGCGAAGGCGGCGAAGGCGGCGAAGGCGAAGACGGCAAAGGTAAATCAAGCCGGCCGACTTACTCGAAAGAAGAACTAGAACAAATTCGAGACGAAATGAAAGAAGCAATGATTAATGCTGCACAAACCGCAGGTGCTGGTAATGTTCCTGCAGGCGTTGCACGTATGATCAAAGATCTTACAGAACCTAAAATGAACTGGCGTGAACTAATACGTCAACAGATACAATCTACAATTAAAAGTGATTTTACCTTTATGCGCCCTTCACGCAAGAGTTGGCATACTGGTGCAGTACTTCCTGGACAAAACTTCGAGGATAGTATTGAGTTATGTATATCAATTGATATGAGTGGTTCGATTGGTGACGAACAAGCTAAAGACTTCTTAAGTGAAATTAAAGGCATTATGGACGAGTTTAAAGACTATAAGATTACAGTATGGTGTTTTGATACTAAGGTTTATAATGAGCAAACATTTACAGCTGACAATGGAGAAGAGATTGCCGACTACGAAGTAATAGGCGGTGGTGGTACAGACTTCATGGCTAACTGGACTTATATGAAAAACGAAGATATTGTTCCTAAGAAATTCATTATGTTTACAGACGGATATGCTTGGGATAGTTGGGGCGATCCTGACTATTGCGATACAATATTTTTAGTTCATAGCAATCATGACAGACACCTAGAGGGTCCGTTTGGTATGACTGTGCATTATGAGGATCACGCTGCTTGAATATTAAAGAGCCAAATCCTTATAACGTGTTTGATAAACGGCGGGAATACTTTCCGCCCGAACACTTTGAGTATGCTAAAATTCCTTTACAATACAATATTGGAGAAGCTATTCAAAAGTGGGTTGAAACACATTTAAAGAGTCGTTATTATATAGGTAGAACACTTGTACTTGACGAAAAAAACAATATGGAAAGGGCGATACATATCGGATTTGAATCTTCAAAAGAACTTTCATACTTTATGTTAGCTTGTCCACATTTAAAATATAACTAATATCGGTCAGATAATTACATATAGCAAAGGAGACAGCAATGACTGAAGAAACTACTTTCGAAGAAACCACAACTGGAGAAATGGATACAATGGAAGACCAAATGAATCAAGAAGCCGCAGAAGCAAATGTAGATGCGGAAACAACAGCAGCGGCAGCGCCAGCAGCTGAAGGCCAAGCGCCAGCAGATCTAACAGTACAAGATCTACAAGCACTAAAAGTAATTATTGACGTTGCAAGTCAACGTGGTGCATTCCGTCCAAACGAAATGCAAACAGTAGGTGCTACTTATACAAAACTAGAAACATTTCTAGCAGCGATTGCAGCATCACAGCAAGCAGCGCCAGCAACAGAAGCAGCAGGGTAAGGTAACTAGATGTTAAAGCATGTCGGAAGACTAATTAAAAGTAAACGGCGTGTAGTAGTTGCATATCGGGTTGTACCGAACGAACCAGAAAACTGTATCGTTATTGCTACTGAAAGTCTAACTGCTGACGAACACGACTCACTTATGAAAGTCGTTGAGTCAGCAGCTGGACAAGAAGCAAATGAATTAGCAACAGTTCTTGATCGCTCTGTACTACCTGATGGACGTCCCATGCTTGTAGCTTTTCATAAGACTGGAAAGCTACAAAAACAACCCACTAACGATGTTGAGATGATTCCTAATAGAACAACATCAATTCCGTTAAATGAGTTGAATGATTTAATTGCACAACAGCAAGGAATAGCAGTTGACGATTTAGCTGTACAGAGTAGTGATAATTCTGAAAAAAGCGAATCATTAGAAACTACTACACCACCAGCAGCAACCGAAGACACTGTACTAACAGATGAGGAAATAGCTGCAAACTATCGTTCACAAGCTGATGCACTTTTTAAAGAAGCTAAGAAGCTTCGCGAACAAGCTGAAGATCTTGTTCCAACTAAGAAAAAGCGTAAAGTAGAAGCTAGTGAGTAAAGCAAGTAAATTACCTCCAGAAATAGTAAATCACTGGCCGGAGGTTTTCGATGCTATCGAAATTAAGTCAGTGCCAATTGAGTACATCAATAGTATAAATGTGTTTTTTAATAACGGTAAAATTTATACTATTGATGTTTCTCGAGAAAAAACAAAGTACAAAGACTCTGAATCTTTGGAAACATCTCTTGAAACATTTTTTCAAGAGTACGATAACGTTATTAAAAGTATTGACTTTAGTATTGATACGCCTAAAGTTAAACATGATGTACAAAAACGTACAAGGACCTTTCTTAAAAAAGGTATATAAAGCATAAATACTATAACACAAGAGTTCTAGGAGAATATGTATGCCTTTACGAATTAGACGCGGTACTGATGCCGAAAGAGTAGCTAATAACTTTAGACCAGCTCAAGGCGAGCTTATCTTTACTACAGATACAAAAAAACTGTATGTCGGAGACGGATCCACAATTGGAGGTACACTAGTTACTGGAGAAGGCGGCGGTGGCGGTGTTGGAGATAGTACTGTAGTCCCAACTACAATAAACGACTTATCTGACGTAGACGTAACTGGAGCAATTTCAGGTTCGGTACTAAAATATGACGGTGGCAATTGGGTCGTTGGCGTTGATACCGCAGGTAGTGGCGGTGGCGCAAGTGTACTAGGTGATCTAACAAATGTAAACTTTTCAAATACTCCGCAAGATAGATGGATATTACGATACGACTTAGCAAGCGACGAATGGGTTGCTGACCCAGACGACACTGGTTTAAACTATCCTACACTTGTTAGCTTAACAGACACCGACTTCTCAAATCCTCCACAAGACGGTTGGGTACTAAAATATGATCTTGCAAATACTAGATGGGTTGCAGCGGCTGAAGTGATTGGCTCTACACTAACTAGTAATCTTGACGCAAATGGATATTCTATTAGTGATGTAGGTACTATCACTAGTAATGCCGACATTACTACTACAGGTGATATAAATGCCACTAACGTTAATGTAACTACGTTAGTAGTAACTAATCAGATAGATGCAACTGGAATAATAGCAACTGATATTGGTATGAAAGGTGACATTTTAAAAGACGACGGAGTTACAAAAGTACTAGATTATGTAGCAGGTGAATTCACAGGTAACGTAACAGGTAACGTAACAGGCAATGCTGGTGGTGATCATACTGGAACATTTACAGGTGCTATTACCGCAACAGGTAATCTTGAGGGTAATATAAAAGGTGATGTACGAGCAACTAACGATGTAACTGTACTATCTTCCGGAACAGACGGGACAAATGCAGAATTTACAGGTGACGTAACAGGTAACTTATTTGGCAACGTAGACGGCGACTTATTAGGTTCAGTGTTTGCTGACAATAGTACACTGCTATTAAATGGTCAAACAGGTGATATACACGCTCATACTTTTAGAAGTCCAAGTAATATTGTTGATTTTTATCCAACAATTGTAGGCGAGAATCAACTAAAAGTTTACACAACTGATGCTAGAGGAAACATACATTTTGTTAAACAATCATCTAGTGACTTATCTACAGATGGTACAGGATGGGGTAATGTTCTTTTCAGTAGAGACGATCCAATTAACGGATCTGTAGTTAACGCTTCTATTCAAGGTGGCGACGAATACGTTGTTATAATGGCAGATCCGACTGGTAGTTTTGCAGATGATGCACTTGCATTAATATGGCGCAATGGTAAACTAGGCATTGGAACAAACTTTCCTACAGCGCATCTTGATGTCAACGGAGATGCCGATATCAGCGGATATGTACAATTTGGCTCGCTAACATCTGCCGAACGTGATGCACTAACACCTGTAAACGGAATGGTTATTTACAATAGTACTAATGATAAATTTGAAGGACGTCAAGGCGGCGCTTGGATTAATTTAGACGACGGTACTGCTGCTACACCTTAAACTTTGTAATCATTACTTCGTCAATTGTGTGACATTCATCCTGATGACAAATACTATACTCTTGTGTGAATAATTCTATAGGATCAAATATGTTTCCTATATGGCCTCCGTTTTCACATACTCCGTATTGCACGTTACCGTTAGCTTGAATTAATATTTTTTTATTTGTAATTCCGCATTTCCAGCCTTTAAACTTATTTTGGTTGTTTCGAACAATAGTACTAGCATTAGTTTCTACGCCGTCTACATTTACTTTTAAATACTCAGGCTGTGACTGATTACTATCCTTTATACGATCTAGTTCCTCTTTAGTAAAATAACCCAAGTCGCCGCTATCAATTTTTTGTTTGTAGTGTACTAGATCCTTACTACTTGAGTGTGTGGGATTTACTGTTTTTGTTTTAGGATTATATAACGGAAATACAGGAAGTCTAGTTACTGCAATACCATTTAGTTTTTGTTCTAATTCGTCTACTCGATCAAATAGTTTGTTTGCAAGCATTGCTCGTATTTCAACTTTACCGTTATGTTCAACTATAGTGTTTGCAAGTTCTACAATATGATCAATGTTAGAAGTTTCTGGATGAAAGCTTATCTTAATACTTACATGACTAAAGCTATCCTTGCACTTCATATATGTTTTGATTGGCATACTACCATTAGTAAACACACCTACATTAAAATTGCATTTGGCCATATGTTCAAACCATAGATGTATATCATTTATTAAGAACGGTTCTCCACCTGTAATGTAAACTAGCACCTTTTTAGTAGGATCTACACTGTGCTTAATATTGTCAGTAGCAAAGATTAAATCCTTTATAATAGGCAACTTCTTCTTAACAATAGGTAAATGATTACTTGGTGTACAATAACTGCAATCATAATTACACATATCAGTAGGACGCCACTGTACTATATAATCCGCATACCAGTCAGTCTTTTCAATCGAGAGCATATCTATATTTACTGTATATTAAACCAACTTGATTTAATCTAGAAAAAGTCACCGATAAATATTACTATGAACACTTTGCATATATTTTTAATATTATACTCTGTATACTTAGT